AAATAAGAAGTGCCCGAGGACACCCACCCAAGAAGGAACATATTTCCAACGCAGTACTTGAATGTAAATAGTTCTGTCCATCCGTTTATGAAGAACAAAAACATACCTACCCAGAAGCCCATGCACATCGTGCAGTTGGCCATGTAGCCAATAAGTCCCCATTGGTCTCTTCCGGGCCGGATCTTTTCAAAGATTTTTGAATTAACAAGAACCTGGGTGAGCCCGTAGCTAGCTAAAATAAACCAAATCATACCTAAATCCATTTCCACCATTGTAATGTGCATTAATAAGTGTATCTCCCATAAAGATAGGGAGCGAACAAATTAGCTTGATTAATCGAGCCTTTCTGTTCTCCATGGGGTACTTCCCCAAATTCAGTAGAGTTTTCGATGTCCGGTTCGAGTATCGCGTCCTGTGCCTCTTCGTCGCGCCACTTAGTCACTTCCATATAGGGAGCTTCTGATCTCATCCATTCGGAAACTTGAAAAAGTGTCATCTTGACTTCGTCAAGCTCTTGGGAATTATGAATCTTCCCCTCCAGAGAGCCGTAAACATTGCCTCCTTGGATGGAATCATACTCAATTATGCCAACTTTTCGAAGGTGCTCCATTAGTCTAGACTCCGCGCCATAGACGACTTCCGACATCAAATCCTTTGCAAATGCAACGATTTTCTTCTTCTCGGTCATTACAACAATGTCGATATCGGAATGATCAAAGATTAAATAATCTCCGTTCAAAGCTCGTCGAAGATTGAGCTCAAATTTAAGAATTTGAGCATTTGGGTTTGTAACCTTGACATCAATTGAGTCCTTGATGCTGACTTTGATTGTCTCTTCTGCCTCTTCTTGAATAGGCTCATCAGCGGGTGGGGTCACTTTAACTTTCACAGATGCTTCCGGCTCTTCCAGTAATTCTTCGTTCTGGATGCCCAGTACTTTAACACTAACCATTTTTCGAAATCTCCCCGACTAAATCCTGGATATAAAAGACATCCTGAACCATTTGCTCCGTGATCGGAACATTAGAAAAAGAATCTAATTTGCTTAAAACCTGCTGTCCTCTTCCTTTATGACTCTTGGAGACTCTATCAGACTCAATTAAAGATTTCATTTCTTTTTTAAGTCTTCCAAGTTCTTCATTCATAAAAGACTTAAGACCGAGACCATTGTCTGAAAATGAAACAATAAAGTTTGTTAGAAGCTGCTTTTGTTCTTCCTTTAGCGTTTCCTTGTAGGTCGAATTGAATTTGTTGACAAAAGTCTTGTAAGTTAACTTGTCTACGTGTTTGACTTGAGATTCTTCAATCTTTTCTTTTGAGGTTATGACTCTTAAGACGTTGTCTTCGATTAAGAGGCGCTTTTTTGGACCGGCTTCTGTCGATTGAAAAAATTGCCCGACAGATGCCATATCCCTATAGTTAGAAATAAAATTTGCAAATACTTCTTTAGAGAACGTCTCGTTGATCGATCTAATCAATTGGGTCTGTTGATTAAAGACTTGTTTTCGATCCAAGCTATCGTAATCCTTTTTTGCCTCGAGCATGAGCCGTTTTGCAAAATCTTTGTTTAAATTCTTAGATTCGAGTAGTGTGTTGTATAGATCCAATTCTTTCCTAAGAATCGATCCTTTTTTAAAGTTTTCTTTAATGATTTTAAGAGCTTGCGATCTTGTTTTTTTGTCATTTCTTAAAACTGCTTTTGTAATTTCTTTGATTAAAGATTCGTAAAGAAAAGCGGTATTTCTTTTCTTATTGTGCTTGATCTTCATTTATTTTTTTCTCCGCTTTTAATAAATTCTCCAATAGTGTGTTAATTTCGCCACTAATGTTAAATAGTTTTTCTTCTTCCAAAACATCCATTCTGGGTTTTTTGGTCTCAATAATTCCAACCTCAAGGCCGGTAAGGCCATTATTGATTTTAGTTTTTCGACCTCGAGCAGTGTGGCCGACCTTATCTGATGAAATGTCTCTCTTATACGCTTGGTTTCTTCGGCGCTTTCGCTGGTGGGAGTGATTCATTGTATACGAAGCTGGTTCGCCGTCGTCGCCACGATGATAGGCAACATCATCTCGGTTGGCAGCAGGTTCGGCAAGAAGAATGTCTTCTTCATCGGACGGGGTCTCTTCCTCACCACCGAGATCTTCCCCGCCTTCAAGATCATCCAGTCCGCCACCAAGGTCATCCAATCCGCCGGCGAGGCCGCCTTCGCCGCCGAGGTCTTCACCGGCTTCTCCGCCTCCGGAAGCTGCTTCTAGCTTGGCTCCAAATTTCTTATCAAAGAACAATTCTCTTTGGTTGCGGAGGAACTCTTCTTCTGACATTCCAGGAAGGTGCTCTGCGATCCATCGCTTGCTAAAGAAGCCTTCAGTGGCTGAGCCAGCCAAATCAAACTTGGTCTTCCAGTGCTCTAATTCTTGCAACTCAGCAATTTTAGACGGATTGTTCAATTGAATTTTAAAAGAGAGTAGGTCGTCATCACGATAGCCCATCGTAAACAAATGAATAATTCCAATCTTTTCAAGCTCTGCGACGACGACTCGTTGCAATCGCTGAATTGTTCTGGCAAATCTAATGTCTTTTTGTGCGAGAGTTTTGTCACCTTCTTGCCCGGCACCTTCGCCCATTGTCAAATAAGACTGTGGTACCTTGAGGGCGGCAAACAACTTGTCTCTTAAGTATTTAACATCGTCCACTTGGCCTGCATAGTCCCCGCCCTTTAATGAGGTGATTTCTGTGGCGGACTGACCACGGACAGGAATATAATAATCTTCTTCAATTGAAAGTGGATTGTAGCGAAGGTCAACACGCCCGGTCTTTGGGTCGACAACTTGGTGGCGTTTCATTTGAGTCATAACTTTCTGCATGTATTGTTCAACATCCTGTGGCGCGATAGAGCCAACATCAATTTTAAAAATTCTTCTCTCCGGTGCTCGGACGATGCGATAGGCCATCATTGCATCTTCGAGCAAAATCAATTGTCTATAAATTCGTCTCGAAGCCTCCAGAACAGAGGAGCCATAAGGCATGTGCTTGTCATTACCCAGAATTCTAAAGTGAGCAACTTGCCAGTTTTCTAAAGTCATGCCGGCGGTATTCCACTGAAATTGAACGTAATTTGGATTTGTTGCATCTTCACCTTCAAGTCTTTCGATCTCTCTGGGTGGCAAGCCAATGCATGAACGAATTCCTAAGTCCTCGTCGATGTCTAGATAGAGAAATAGGTCCCCATACTTGCACATGGTTCGGCACCAACCGAAAAGATTATGTTCAATGTTTAGGACATTGTGATAAAGATTTGACAAAATGTGCTTGATTTCTTCGTTAGGGCATTTGATTCGCAACATCGGACTTATGCTGGAGTGTGTTGTCATTTCATCGGCATAGATATCCAGTGCAGAAGCAATCTCCGGAACATATTCCATTTCATCAAAATCAACATAGCGCTCGGCACGATTGCGATTTGCAATCATGTTGAGGGTCAATGTGTCAATCGCGTTGTTTTCCCACTTTTTGAATTGCTTTCCTGAAGCGGACTTGAACTTAGAAGCATAAATATCTAAATGCCTTCTTCTTAGTTGTCGTCCGGTTTGGGTCCGTCGCTGCGTGATCGGACCAGAAAACAATCTCGTTAGAGTCTTGAACAACTGATGTTGCGGGTTGTAGGGTGACTTATCGTTTTTTGCCATTTATATATCCTTTAAAGAGCCAAACGAACTCTTTCGCTAGGCTGATTTCCTTTTCATATTTTTGATCAAATTTTTGATTTCGTACGTGCTCATTCATGCCGGGGATAGCGGTGTTTATTTCTTTTCCCCTTATATACATAGAGTCTAAAATAGCCTTTTGGTATTCTACATCTCGTTTATTGACTTCTAGGGCTGTGTCTCGGACGAAACATGCGATCGCCAACGACATAACTAGATCATCATGATAAGATCTCATTGCTTGGGGCTTACCATTATTCCAAATAAAAGTCTTTAATTCGTGAAATAGCCGAGAAGAATAAGAAAAGACCATCTTGTTTCTGATAAACTCTTCGAGCTTGGCTACCACCAAAGGACGCGTTTTAGTTGAAGTCGTAAACCCCGGCACTGCTTTTTGGTTATGCTCTCCATGAACTGAATCGACATACTCATGGGTCGACTTGATTGAGTAATAAAGATTTGGATAGTCCAAGTCAATAAGTTTTTCAATAATTGAAATTCCAATCCCATTATTCTCAACAACTAAAAGACATTTCCCGAACTCATGACCAGCATCAAAGAGAATCTTTGAATACATATCCAGAGTCGGCTTGCCTTGGTATTCAGCGACGATCTCCATTGTTTCAAGTTTAATAATGTGAAAAACAGAAAAATCCGACCCATCGCCTCTTGCAACGTCTGCAACCATCAAATAGGTGGAATCCTCTTGGAACTTCTCCCAAATCCAAAAGTTTCGGTCAAAACCAACACGATAAATAGGCTCTTTACAGC